AAATTCTCTTTTTCATAAAAGAGATGAGTAATATACCCAGGAAGGTAATTACACCAATATAAATAAACACCTCACGGTTATAAGGATTCTTCAATTCCTTTGGAATGCTTATTAACGACTTTTCTTTTTTCGGTAAAACCTTATCTACTTCAACCTTTGTAAGATTGATGAGTTTATCCGTAGAACATGTCACTTCGAATTTTAATAGATGATCTTGATTTCTGAAATCGTATGGTATGAGGCGCCCATGGCTCATATAAAAAAATTCAATTGTTAGCTCCTTTATAAATTTTTGTGAACCCGAATGAAAATGATGCACGAGTGGATCATCCGTACCATTAAAGTTTACAACATCTGAACCATTGAGAAGTATATGACCGGTATAGAAAGGTGTAGATGTATACACATCTTGATCAAATCCATCAGATCCAGATGTCACTTTGAGCACTAGAGAATTTGGACCATTCAGATTAATAGCACCAGATTTGAGCACTTTATTCGTAGACGCATGATCAATCGAACCAAAACCTAAAACTTGATGTGGGGTTGTCACAGAGGATGAAGTATTCATGTATCCATTCGTTCCGTCTCGGAATTCAAATGTGAAATCATTATCACCTGCGATGGTATTAGAGAATACTAGACCATTTGTATCGGTATCAAATACAACAGAATCTACGTTGGATTCGGGTGGTGCCAGTTTGAGAGTGAGATCAGAAGCGAGTTCTGTTCCAGAAGAATAGTTCGTTTCATCTAAGTTGATTACCGTTCCATCTACACTGAAACTCTTATTTGTTGCACATGTTGTCAACTGTGGTGTGGGTATACGAGCAGAAACCAGCTTAACCTGAGACACGTCATAAATTGGATTTTCTAAACGAATGACGTATGTGTTGGCGTGTAGATACACATTCGATTGGCGTTGACTGCTATCTATGTTCAAGGTATGGACCTTCATTAAAATACAGGCACAATATTTTAATGAATGTTTTTGTCTATTTCAGTATGAAATTTACTGAGAAAGGCTATGGGATAAAGGATTATTCTGGAGCTGTGTCTTGGCAATATCGAGACGCCTGGAGTTGGGATTTTCATTACCCTTGTAGGCGTTGAACTGATGATACTCGTTATTCTTGTAGTTTTGTGTCCAACCACCACTGGCTGGGTTGACACGGCCATCGACACGAGTCGTATCGGATCGAACCGCCGTAAGCTTACCACCCTGCTTGAGGGCGCTCTCACGAACATTCATACGACCAGCGTTACCCATACGGTTAGGTTTACCGCGACGATCTTCGGGTCGGAAACCATACTTCATGAGTTCTTCATTGCTCCTAGCGTTAACCTGTGCGGCGGCACTGTTAGTGTACCCACCGACAAAGTTGGTAATACCTGGAGTGGGTTGGTTGTTGTAGATGTACTGCTCATCGTTGCGATCGGTCCTGAACCTCGTAGGATTTTGTACAACAGTCTGAGCGGGTATGAAGCGCCTGGCACCATTGAAACCTAACCCATCAGTGCGAACACCAGTTTCCGAACGGTTGGTGGTCCTCTTAGTTCTTTCGTGTTCATTACGGGGAACGACACCTGACATACCTTGAGCGCGTCCGGGCATAGCGGGTAAACGACTGGGAAGATGGGCGGTTGTAGCGGGTTTATTGTGTGTCAATTCACCGACCTTAGCCGAACGACCACCCGTAACATCTTGAGCTGGGCCACTACGCCCTGGTAATGTAGTAAGCCTGTATTCACCCACATTAACTGGGTTAACTCGGAATGATTGTTGAAAGCCACCGACAGCTGGGGTGTGTGCACCAACACCAAGACCTGGACCAACCATTTGTTTCTCAACCGGGGAAAGATTATTCATCCGACCTCGATCACTCATACGATTACGTAAATCCAAAACTTCTTGACCACCACTGCGTTGTTGCCTGGAGATATCTCCGAAACTTTCAACCTCCCTCTTCTGTGGGGCATCCACTCGAGAGACGAAATCATTTTCCTTGAAATCAATAAATTGAGCTGATGGAGATTCTTTGGGACTTTCAGATAAAGGGGTATATTTTTCAGGTTTCTTACTGAGAGAGCGTCCAGCGTAGACGAGTGAGGCTACGGCGATGAGTGAAATTGGATCAGCCATTCTTACTTCTTGTTAACATTTTTATTAATATACCTCTGGTCAAACAAACCATTCTGGAGCTCGGCACGAGTACTCGAAGGTTCGTATGACCTGGTACGAAGAGGGACCTTACAATCCATGTTGGTAAGGGGGAATAAATTGCGTTCATAGGTGGGTACGATGACTTTATTGAAACGGGTAGTAGCTTGGGGACGAAGTTGATCGGATGTTTCGATATATTCTGCTGGAGAACCCTTACCAGCCTTGTATGGAGCAGTTCCATAAAGCATGGTATTGGGGCGAGAACCATAATTTAATTGACTGGGCTGAGGGTAAACGAATACCTCATCAGTCGCTTTTACACTTGGAAGGGCACCAGCGTTTTCAACAATTGAGAGACCAGGTTGGAGTTGATATGCCATTTATTATTACACGAGAATATTAATCTAACTATAGGTTCCGCCACCACCTCGCACACGACCACCACCTCGGGGACCTCTGATATCCCCATCACCACCAAGACCAGCGAAAGCCTCTAATTGAACACCACGCGCGTCAGGATTACAGTACTTGGAATCACTTTTGCACATGGGTCCATTCTTTGGTCCATATAACCACTCAGCAAATTGCGTTTGATCGCCTGGTATTTGACTCACAGGGTTCGTGACAAATTGCCTTTCTATAGCATTTTTTTGAAATTTGGGTAACGATGACCGAGAACGCCCTGAATCAAATGGAACACCTTGTGTAACAAATTCATTGGGTTGGGAGTAATAACACGCCTCTAAACGATTGGGCGCGTCACTGTAATCGGTCATAAGCACGTTAGCCATGGGATTATTAAGAGTTGGTTCCTGACAATTGGAACTCCTTTTCAATGAATGATTAAATGTTTCCTTCACCATGTTGGTTTTATATAAAACAAAAATAACAGCGAGAACAGTCAATGCTAGGACATAGATCCTGGGATCGCGACGAATTAGAAATACGACGGTAGCAATATAAATTATAAATCTTGAAGCTGCGTTAATTCGATCTTCTGGTGTTTGTTCACTCGTTGGCCAAAACTGGGAAATTTGGTCACGCCGGATGAGTTGCTTAGGATCGTCGAACCAGGCCTTCATTTAATATACATTAAGGTTTATTTTTTCAGAAGACCCTGACCAGAGTCACCCATGCCACCCATCATACCACCAATCATTTTCATCAAGGCATCCTGATCAACATCACCATCTCCACTTTCGAGTTTATCTGCACAATCCTTAGCCAGTCCCTCAATCATAGATAGTGTCTCGGCGGGGATAGAAATGATAGTGGTACCGAGCATGTACAGTGTTTGGAGATACTGCCACGTGGCTTCCTTTGTGTTTGGAGACAACTTGGACCAATACGACTTTACATCAAGCTCCTTGAGAAAATCGATATTTTCAATCTCCTTTAGGATAAACTGCTCATTCTTATCGGAGATATGCCCGGCGTAAGGGGTTACACCAGTCATAAACCCATCCACGACGAGGCGGGGGTTGGTAGTCTTCAAAAGATCGAACGACGTCAACATCTTCTTAATGCCTTTTTCCTCTGGAAGAGTCTTGTGCAATTCCACAAGAAATTGACCCATCATATCGTTGAACGCAGTAACGGATGCCATTTTCTTATTATAAACCTGTAATCTTTAAGTTTCAGAAAGGGTCTGTAGATATAGACTCCTTTTTACCTACACCATTAGAGATTATGAAAAATACGAGTATCGCATTTAATACGGCTGGTTTAGTGTATTTATTCAATTCTAATTTACCTTCATTATTGAGATGTGCTTTAAGGTGAATGTACCCAGCAGTAATTAAACCCGCGATAAGAGCTGCACTGAGTGGGTCACGGAAATGTTCTGACAATGACTCCATTTAATTATAGGCAAGTTTTTTTGTACGCTGCTCTGGTGCGTCACCAAATAAAACACCTTCATCTTCACCCTGGGGTTGTGGTTGTGGTTGTGGTTGTGGTTCGAGCTCGGGCTCATCTTCGGGCTCGGGTTGCGTATGAACGCCCGGAACAGTCTTGAACTCATTCGCGAGACCGTGCATTTCCTCAAGTTCTCCCCCCTCGATTGGTGC